TTTTTATACTTACTACACATATTCCATAGTTTTTGAAAATAGTTATCTTGAAAGTTTTGTTCTTTGTCAAAACATACCACTATTTCTTGTGGGCGCGCGCATCGTATAAGTTTTTTAATGGCAAACTTATTTAGGTGTGAGCCACATATGGCTACCGCGCAGTTGGGTCTATCAAAACTTTCAAATTGTAAAACTGACTTCTCTGACTCAAATATGTAGCAAATGCCAGTTTTGCGGATGTTGTCTTTATTAAAATTCAAGCCATATAGGTTCAAACTCAAAGGGTGCGCATAAAACTTGCCCTCAATTTTAACTGGCGTATACTTACCCACGTTCTCAACTTCCCAATCGTCGAGCGCGCGACCTCGAATACCAACCAAGTTTCCATTCTCATCATAATGTGGTATCACAATTTTATTTTGCGCAATTGAAAACAATATACCAAACTTATCCATTGCTTGTTTTGAAATTCTGTCCTTTAGCCATATTGGTGGATAAAGTTTCACAAAACAATCCAACAAATTATGACTTATTTTGTCGAGCGCGCGCTCATGTGAGCCTTCTTGATAGCGGTCACGAATTGGCTCGTATCGGTCATGGGTTTCCAAGTCAGGATTGTAGTTACTGCAATTGACAACTACCTCATAAATATCTTCATACCAATTGTAACTGATATTTCTAACAGTATAATAGTTTTGCAGAAACTTAAAAATTGACATACCACCGCAATGAGTATAACAATAAAAAAACTTATTGTCTTTGTACCAATATAATTTACGCGAACACTCTTCTAAATTTGTATTATGACAAGCTGTGGCGCATATAATATATTCGTCAAATTCCTCGTATGGCACATTTAACTTATTTAACAATAATTTAATTTTATCATTATCTAATTGTTCAAGTAATTTCTTATAATTCATTTTGCGTCTTTATTCTATTATTCAAATCTACTACCATAGACTGATATTCTTGTTCTTCTTTATCTTCCCAACTTTTAACCTCATATACACCATACTTATAAAAATTCTCAATTGGATTAAGTCCCGCATCAGTTATAAAAAGGTCTGTTTTGCGCATTGTTGCATAGTCAAACTGTGACCATATTTTAACTTGCGTCCACTCACCATTTCTAACCTTAAATACATCAGTTACCAAGTTTGGCAGTCCTGTTTTAGAGTCTTTAAATAGGTTTAGTTCTTCTTGTGTTGGGCGCGCCATAATAGCACCATTATCAGCCTTGTTGATAATGGCTCTACTACCTGCAAACGAACTTTCGTTACGCACGCCTCTATCGTCATCGCCTTTGGCATTAAGTTGTGTTGAAGTGAACATGGCGACGTTTAACTCCACCGCTAAATCCTTCAACGCGGTCGAGAACATCAGTAAAACTTCCGATTTATTCCATTATTTCTAATGGCTCAGACTATATCTTAAACACTAAAGTGTCTATAGCCGTTTCCCAATGCGTATCAATAGCATCAGTACTCCAAAATTGACTTTGGATAGTCGTTACAGGTTTTATAAGGAGAGTTTATTAATTTCCGCAAATTCATTGGCAGTAATGCGGATAAATTTATATCGTTTTTCACATCTATCATTTCTGCATAAACTATGATAAATTTTACTATATGTGGTGTTATACTTAGCAGCAAATTCTTTAATAGTTAAAGCCGAATCTTCAATCAATCCAGTTTCTTCATTAATTTTACCTACGCAACAAGTATGTCTTTTTAAAAATTTCTCAAGCCATACTTCTTTTTCACTACTTTTAACCCAATAGAAATTATGATGGGCTTGTGTAGTTTTAATACTATTTTGCACTGCTCGAAAATCACTATCGGTTAATTTAGCAGCATCTCTAATACTACCAAATTCATTAATCAAATGAAACTGCTTTCCATCAAATTGATATTGTAAAATGTTATCATATTTTGCTTGATGGCTTTGTTTAATTTTAGCAAGAACAGCCGGAGTATAAACAGGATTAATTTGCCCACCTTGTAATATATTATAAGAAGATGTGGCATCCAATTTCTGAATAAGTTCGTGTTCTTTTTGATAAGCCTCTTCTTCATTTCCATCAAATATATCAATGACCTCAAAGGCAAATGCCTCGCTGCCATATAGGTTGTAGTCTTGCTGTATTTTGTAGTTAGGGTGTTGATTACGACTTAGCTTTTCAAAATGTTGTTTTTCTCTTTTAGCGTAATCAGTAGTAATTCCAATGTAAAAGCTGCCATTCTTTTCATTAGTTATCATATAGTAATAAAATCTCATTTTTCTCTCTCCTTATAACTTCCCACGGTATTGTCTTATCCTTAAAGGACTTAGATTCTCTTACCACCTTAATCTTTCGATTTAGTTGACCGTTAGCTTCCATTTTAGAAGTAAACATTATTGATACTTCATCTAATATGGAAACCCCACTGATAAGTGGAAAAGCTATATATACGACAAAAGTTTATCGTTTCTCAGCGCAAACCCACGAAACTCACCCAAAAGCGCGGGACCGATGAATATGTAGTCATAAAACACGCACGTAATGTCATGTGTCAGGCAGTTCTCGCGCACGAGTGTTTTGATAAGTTCTATGGTAGGGTTTGGAACTTTAACCAAAATTAAATTGTTCTTAAAGTATTCCAAAATTTCAATGCCTTGATTTAAAACTTCGCGCTCTAAATCACTAAAGTTCGCATATCTAAACTTGCCCTCATTTATACCTGTAATATATGCCAATACCATCTTGCGCGCTTCTGAAAACTGTTGCTCTGTAACAATAAACAGAACCTTTTCGCTACTACCTTTTACTTCCCACTTCTGTGTCGTCCAATTGAACCTCATAGGAAACGCTAGATAACACGCATCGGCAATCGCATTTCTTGTCTTACCAGTACCACTGGCTGCTGAACGTATTGTAAGGGTACCGGGCATTGCCCCATTAATAACTTGGTTCCACATCGCGCCCTGCACTGGCACACCCATAGATTGTTGTTCTTGAATGTCGGATAATAGGCTTTTTAGCCCTTCTGCCACATTCTCAACTTCTACCTCGTCATTAACTTCATACTGACTTTCAATGGATAGTAGTTTGCGCCTAACCACATTAACAATATCTTGGATTGTATATGTTTCAAATAACTGATTAACTTCATATGCCTTTGGGTCGGATAAGTCATCAATATAAATCTCACTTATATCAAACCCATTCTTGCTTAAGTCGCGCAGTAAATTAATTTTTTTAAGTTTCGTGTAATAGTAGTCAAAATTATCAACTTCCGATAGTGAATATATGTCTTGCAAATATTCAATACCATTAGAGCGTTGAAAAACTCCTTCTGCCTTTGGATTGGTAGATAGACAATCTTCTACATCAATAGGTTGGATTTTTGTTGCGCCACTTTCATATAGTTTTGTAAGTGCCACATACACATATCGTTCTAGTAAATTGTCAAAATCTGTTAAGTCCAAAGTGTATTTGTCTATATGGCTCAATAACTGCGGTTTCTTCATTATCGAGCCTAATACTTGCTGAACACAAATTTTGCTATTCATTTTAATCCATTTCTACATCATTAAAATCGTACGTGCTTTTCTTACTTGAGCGCGTGACTGCCTTGCGCACCACGATTTGAGCGTTTTCTCGCTCGCGCGCACACAATTGTTCGTCGATTTGGCTGAGTATGCCGGTGTGGCGCTCTTCCAATTCTACCCAATAGCTACATGCTTGGTTATACACGTACTCTACTATACCAATACCACCATTCGACTTACTTCTGTCGCCATTGTTGACAGTATAAAACCATAGCAAGGTATAGTATATCCCCTTGTTTGTCATATTTTTCTTTAAGAACTTTTTACGTTGACCTTCGCATATCCACCAGTCATAACTCATTTTAAGGTCGCGCGCAAGCAAGTCATACATGCGGTCAACCCAAAATTGGTCATCACCGCTACTAGAATTGCGCCAGTTGTCATAGCAGTTCTTGTGAAAATAGTAGTTTCTTGAAGGCATTATCCAATCAATGCCCTCGCGTGTAGTAGTCTTACAAATTTCTCGTCCACATACACGACAATGTACAATATTTTGTTTATTCGCCATTTTTCTGATAGTCCTTTCTATATATATTATATCACAAATTTAGCGAATTTTCAAGTTATATACTAAAAAATAGAGTAGCCGAATTTAGCTACTCTACTTCAATTGTATATTCAATTTAATTGGCTAGTTTTTCAAGTTCCATTACAGCAAAATTGAGTGGCTCAACTTGGTCTTTAGTAATGGTTGAAATTTGTACGGGAGTATGGAAATACTTAACAATGGTACTCATAACCTTATTGTAGTTTTCCTCTGCAATAGCTTCGTCCTTTTGGTTGGTGATAAGTGTTTCCCAAACTGCCTTTGCTCTACTCATAAGGTCGTCATAGTCATACTCTTGACTTACTTCAGCGGGCACTTTATCAGTTTTATCCACCGAAACCGCACCTAGTTCAACTTCCTTGTCAATAGCATCACCAATAGCATTTACCAATTCCTCATATCCAAATGGAATTTTTGGCTCTAAAAAGCGGTATCTTGTGCCAGCCTTAATATATCTAGTTGGCTTTGTGTATAGCCATCTAGTAGACTCCCCATTCTCATTCCATTCTTGTGTAATAATACCAATAACGTCAACAAGCGCATTAACAATATTCTTACAACGGTTAGATAGGTCAGGCTGAACGAATTTCTCCTTTGTAGTATCGTCCTCAATTTCCTTTAGGTGCGAAGTCATGATAAGTCCATATCCCATCATAGTAATTTGTACAAGTGTTGACCTAAATTCTTTAGATAAAGTAGACCAACCCTTACCATAAGGAATATCACCAATTTCATTTACGTTGTAGCTTGCGCACACGTATCTCTCACAAAGGTCAAAGGCAATACCAATAGTATCAATTGCCACATTCTTAAATCTTTCCCTAACTTTAGGGTTATTAAGTTGTGCAACCGCTAACTTTAGGTC